ATCCCTAAGACAATATACCGATGATGAAGGTCAGCCAGACTTCAACCTTGAAAAATTTGCCGTTAACTCTGTATTATCTGCAACACATACTGGTGAAATGGATAATGAGGACCAAAGAGACATTATTAACCAAGTTAAGAGTGCTGGGGAGGGTGAAGATAGTGATATTGATGGTGAGGATGTTGATGGTGAAGATGGTGATGATGTGGATATTGATGTTGATGTGGATAGTGGTGCACCACAGGGTGATGAAGAACTAGAAGAGATTGTTGAGGAATTACCCTTGAATAAAGATGGTATACCATTTGACGGTGGTTTGGGTGGATGTGATAAAGAAAAGCCAATGCGTGATGATGCGCTTGATGCATTAAAGATTATTGCTAAGGTAAAGGAATCAAAATTAAATGAGGGTAAATGGGCTAAGATAATGAGTGGTGTTCGTAAGAACCCACAGGGGCCGTTTGCGGTTGTTGCTATTGAAGGTGGTAGAGTTATAGACCAAGAGATTAGCATTACAAACCCACAACTAATCCCAGCACGTTATGAAGGGATGAAACGTAAACACCCAATGGCTAGAATTAGTATTGAAAATGGGGAAGGGTTGTCTATTTATAATGAAGGTAGGTTGAAAGAGTCGAAAAATAATCGTATATTTGTTGATAAAACAAAACTAGTAAAACATTTAAGACTTATGGAAAATGAAGAACCAATCGTAGAGCCAAAACCAATTACTAAGCCAGCTACTAAGCCAGCTAGACCAATGAGGGAAACAGAAAGACCATTCTCACCAAGGCCAAGGAAAACTGAGGTTCAACCAGACCCTAAAGCAGAGGATAATGATATTATAACTGATAGTGAATAATGGGTGAATTATATTTGATATTTATTAATGTAATAGGTAGAGATTGGAAAGGGATTAACTTATATGAGTTTATCTTTTCCGATACCAAGGAAGATATTGATGGGGATGATTGGGATGCGATACCAGCAGCTGGGAGACCATTACCACCAAATGAGGAACATGTTGTTAAGGTTGGTAGATTAACCACTGATGATTTTACACTACATGTTATACAAGAGAGTGATTCTTTTTCAGTGTGGGATGCCGTTGATGGGGTTGTCGCATTAGGGTGGGAAAATATGGACGACTATGAAGAATACCCAGAGAAAAGATTAGCGTTCCACTTCGGTGACAATATAAAAGAGGTACAAGATAAGCTTTACGAGCATGACCTAATATTAGAATATAAAAAAGAAACAAATGTCGAACTTAAAAAAACAGATAAAGAGTAAGTTGCACGAAGAAAGTGTAGATAAAGCCGCTATGGAAAACAGGTGGGAAGATAAGTTATCCGCAGCTAAAGATGTGGTATCAAAAACCCTACCAAATGAGGACCCAGAAGAGATTGAATCAATTGCCGCTAACTTAGCTACCGAAGGTGAACATAGTTTGGGTGATAATAATTCAGACGTAGAAACTGATAAATATTCCGACTATAGGGTACTTATGATGCAATTGGCTGCTGAGGAAGGTGAGCAAGAACAACCAGTTAAAGAGGATGGTTCGGAAGATGTTCGTCAGTATGTTAATCGAGTTGGTGGTGCTGGGATGTTAAGAAATGCAAAATATAATGAGGGTGACAAGGTTTTGATGGATATGGGTGATGGTAGTCAAGAAAATTTAACAATTCTTAAAGTTAATTACTTTAAACCACCAAAAGGTGATTTTTCATATCTATATTACACTATTGAATATGGTGAAGATATGGCTTTCCTAGAGGATATGGTTATTAAAAAAAGTGGTGGGTTACAAGAAAGTGTTAATAACGCACCTAAAATGAGTAAGAATAAATTAATTGAGACCGTTACTGGTAGAAAAATAATTAAGACTATTAAAGTAAAAGATATAAGATGATGGATTTTAGAGAACTAGCACAGAAAGCATTAAAGGAAGCAAATTCACCAAAGAACAGGATTAATGAAAATATTCGTTATGCTGAGGGTCACATTGAAAGAATGGACCCAAGATTGGAAAGAGAGCTTAGAGATAGAAAACATTCTTTAGGTGACCATCCTATTTTCCCACATGGTGATGAAAAGACTTTCGAACAAAAGATAATGGCTGACAGATTCGAAGAGGTAATGAGAAATTACAAACAAAAGTTTGATTGTGAAACAATTAATAATGATGAGGTTAGGAGTATACAATACCCTTTACTTACTGAATGTATGCAAATGGAAAGCACCCATAAGAAGGCGTTAGAGGAATTAGCGATTAAGATGATTAGAGATGAATACAATATATCAGAAGATATGGTTGAGATAGATGCTGAACTAACTGATAATGTTAGTATGGAGGGGGCTAAAAAGGAAAGGTTACCAACATTGGTTGAGGTTGAGTTTGAGGACCATGAACAAATACAGAATGCTAATGATAACGTATATAAAAGAAGATTTCTTAATGCTATGACTCAAGGTGCGGCAAAGAAATCCTCTCACATGTTCCATATGGTAAACAAAGAATTGTCTGCAATGGACCCAAGGTTATCAACTAAGTATGGTAAACTTATGGCTGCGGCTGATTACTGTTATTTTGTTGAACCAGATATGCATGATGTTATGGAAAACAATGGGGAGGGTAAAACAATTAGTGGTGGTATTGTAAGAGTAACTCTTCCAACAGAAGAATCACCTAAGTGTAGTATAAAGGCACAGGGTATGGTATTCCCAGTTCTTATCCATGAACTAGTTAAAGGTGTTATGGAGATATTATCAGCACATGGTTTACCAGAAGATGATAAGGTAGCTAATTATGTCATAGGTAAAGCCGATTTCTTAGCCGCTGAACCATGGGATATGAGGTTAGGTCCAGCACTTTGGGAGCGATTTACGGATATGATTAAACCAGAAGATTTCCATTTGAAACACAATATTTATTCTGAGTTAGCGGCATTACCTGTTCAAGACTTCAACAGAAGTGTGAGAGAGGTGATGGCTGGTACTAAACTAGGCCATAATATTATAAATGAATTGGTTGAAGGTTGTAAGACTAGAATACAAGAGGATGATTATCGAGATGAGATTGGTGATGATGATTCTAATGGGTTTTCCCTAAACGATTTAGATGATATCGACATCAACGACATATTATAAGTAAGTTTTAACTAATAAAATTTAAAAGGTATCCAAATTGGGTACCTTTTTGTTTTTGGCTTATTTGGGTTTAATTGTATATTTATAATAAAAAGAATATGCTAACAACAGCTGAGATATATAAAGAATATGCCAAATGTATACAAGACCCGATACATGCGGTAGAAACATATCTTGAAACTTTTGATAAGACTAACGAAGGTTATGTACCATTTAATCTATTCCCAAGACAGAAGCAAATTGTAAGGGCATATGAGGACAATAGGTATACTTTAGTTGCCAAGCCTAGACAAGCTGGTGTATCTACGACTACACAGGCTTATATGGCCGTTAAAGCTGGGTTTGCTGATAGTGAAAATCCAGAGGTTATACTTGTTATTGCAAATAAACTTAAATTATCACAAAAATTCTTGAAAGGTATTAAAGAATACTTAAAACAATTACCTAGGTGGATATGGGGTCCCGACTATTATGGTTCTGATGCAAGTGAAAAGAAATCGATATTCGTCACTGACTCTAAAAATGAGATTGAATTACCTAACGGTTCGTGGGTTATTGCCGTGGCAACATCAGAAGATGCGCTTAGGGGTTATACACCTACCTATCTAGTGTTTGATGAGGCAGCCTTTATTGATAATGGTGATGCTGTATATACTGCGGCAATGTCGTCAATTTCTACAGGGGGGAAGGTTATTCTTATTTCTACACCTAACGGTATGGACCCACTATACTATAAAACATACGAACAATCTAAGAGTGGTAAGAATAGATACCACATTGTTGATATGCGTTGGTTTGAAGACCCACGTTATAATAAAGACCTTACATGGGTTAAGAAAGTAGAGGATGGTGACGAGCTTATACAAAAAGAAACTGTATATACCATTGAGTCATATGATAAGAAAATCGATGATGGGTGGAAACCAACATCAACATGGTATGAGAATATGTGTATGGCACTTAACAATAATGCTAGAAAAATTGCACAAGAGTTAGATGTGTCGTTCTTAGGGTCTGGTGGTAATGTAATTGATGATGAAACCATTGATTTACACTCAAAGAATAATGTTCAAGAACCTAAACACATTAATGGTGTGGAAGGTGAATTTTGGATGTGGGAAGGGCCAGTAGAGGGTCACCAATACATATTAGGTGCGGATGTTTCTAGGGGTGATGGTGAGGATAGTTCTACTATCGTTATTATTGATTTTACAACCATGGAACAGGTCTTTGAATACCAAGGTAAAATACAACCAGATTTATTAGCTTATCACATATATGAATATGGAAATATGTATAACGCATATACCGTAGTCGATATTGCTGGTGGTATGGGTGTGTCAACAGTTCTTAAACTAATTGAGATGAATTATAGTGACAAACTATTACATTATGATAAACCGACTAGTGGTGCAAATCTATTACCAAACAAGGCTAGGTTGAATAGAGTTAAATTAAAGGATAAGATGCCAGGTTTTAATGCCAACGGTGTCCGTCTTCCTATGATTGCGAACTTAGAGCGAGTACTTAGGGAAGATATTGTTAAGATTAGGTCTAGGAGACTTGTATCTGAAATGAAAACGTTTGTATATAAGAATGGTAGGCCAGACCATATGGATGGTTATCACGATGATTTACTAATGGCTATAGGTATGGCATTGTGGGTATTAGAATACTCATTTAAAAACCTAGAAAAAGCAAATAATTTAAACAAGGCAATACTTAATAGTTGGAGCACTGGTGGGACTGGCACTAACCCAAATAAGGGTAACTATGATAGTGGTTTTGTTTCAAAAAATAACAAAGGAAGAAAGACCGCTCCACGACCAAGATTTGATTCAAATACGTCTAAGAACATGCAAGACCCTAACGGGGATTATATGTGGTTGTTTAGTGGAACAAGATAATTATTATGGGATTAGGACCAAAAGTATTTACTAGGAAGAATGGTAATCAAAAAGGTGGTGGACTTTATAAGTGGTCACCACAAGCATCGGATAAGAGAGCGACTAAAACTATTAACACTGAAAGGGATTACTATTGTACAGCAACAGCACGTTCTCTAGGTGAGGATTGGAAGGTAACTTATATGTTTACAATAACGGTAATTGATGGGGTTAAACATAAAGTAGCTTATGTTGCTTGTGATTATGTTCAGTAACTATTTATTTATTACCAATATTTATTATATTATATAAAATTAGATTATGGCTAAAAACAAAAGAACAGTATTTCAAAGAATGAATACGATGTTTGGCCCAGATGGTGTTAACGTACCAAAGGACCAAACAAATAAATATTCTATTGGTGGTGGAGAATTATTAAAGACGGATAACAAGGCAGATTACGAATCGGCTAAATTACAAGCACAACAATCTAAGTACCTTAGTGGTCAATGGAAAACGGTTGAGAATGAACTCTTTCAGAAGTCAATTCATTATGAGACAACCCGTATTGGGTCATACTCTGATTTTGAAAATATGGAGTTTTACCCAGAGATTTCTGCCACCTTAGATATTATGATGGAAGAGGCAACAACCGTTAATGATATGGGTGAGGTGATAAACATATATTCAGATTCAAAAAGAGTTAAAAAGATATTAAAAGATTTATTCAACAATAGATTAGACATTCACACATCGTTACCAATGTGGACAAGAAATACTTGTAAATATGGTGATAATTTCATATATTTAAATATTGATGATAAGATGGGTATTGTTGGTGCTAGACAATTACCTAACTTCGAAATTGAAAGAAGGGAGGGTAATATGTATGACGCTATTTCTAGACAACATGCTACTAGTGGTGATGATTCTAGTGATAGGGTTAAATTCTTTTGGAAAGGTAGAGATGTAGAGTTTTCTTCTTGGCAAATGGGTCACTTCCGTTTATTGGGTGATGATAGAAGATTACCATATGGGACATCTGTTTTAGAAAAGGCTAGAAGAATTTGGAAACAATTAATTCTATCTGAGGATGCTATGCTTATCTACAGGGTGACAAGAGCACCAGAAAGAAGAGTATATAAAATATATGTTGGTAATATTGATGATGACGATGTGCCAGCATACGTAGATGAGATAGCCAACAGATTTAAACGCCAACCAGTTATTGACCCACAAACAGGTCAAATTGATTTGAAGTTTAACCAAATGGCGAATGACCAAGATTTCTTTATCCCAGTTAGAACAGAGGATGCCCCTAACCCAATTGATACATTGGCTGGTGCTTCTAATCTTGACCAGATTGCGGATATTGTGTATTTACAAAAGAAATTATTTACCGCACTTCGTGTACCTAAATCTTTCTTGGGGTTTGAGGAAGCTACTGGTGAGGGTAAGAACCTTGCATTACAAGATATTAGATTCTCTAGAACAATTAATAGAATTCAACAAGCTATGCTTATGGAGTTGAATAAGATTGCAATAGTCCATTTATACATATTAGGTTTTGAGGAAGAGTTAGATAATTTTACACTTTCACTTAATAACCCATCAGTACAAGCAGAAATGCTTAAGATTGAACATTTACAAGCTAAGATGACACTTTATAAGGATTCTGTTACGGAGGCTGGTAATGGGTTTGGTGCTATGAGTATGACTAAGGCTAAGAGGGAGATACTTGGTTGGTCTGATGATGAGATTAAACAAGACCTCCTTGAACAAAGAATGGAGAAAGCAGCAGCTGCTGAATTAGAAAATTCAGCGAACGTTATCAAACATACTGGTATGTTTGATAAGGTTGATAGACTTTATGGTGATATCGAAATTGCAAAAGAAGGTGGTGCACCTGAGGGTGACGGAGAGGGTGCTGAGGGTGGTGGGCCATCTGGTGGTGGAGGTGGTGGCTTCGGAGGTGGTGGCTTAGGAGAGGAAGACCTAGACTTCAGTGAAGAAGGTGATTCGGAAGATATTGAAGGTGTACCTGAGGGTGACGAGACTGTTGATGTTGGTGGTGAAGACTTTGACGCTGCGGATTTAGCTGATGATACGGAAGTGGATACAACTGAGGAGTCAATTAAAAAAACCGAAAAGTTGTTAACAGAACACAAAGCATTGCTTAACACTAAAAACGATATTAGGTTAGCTAAAAACAAAAAAACATATCTTGATAAGCTCTCTGACTCTATTAGAACGAATAAAGAACCCAATATAATTAGAGAAAAAATATA